CTGCACTTGGGCGCGCTCTCAGAGCAGCACGCTGAACTCACCAGGATTTTGGTATAGTGGGTTTTACGTCTCCACCAAGACGTTCTAAGTCGTCACCAAACGGTGAACGACTTAGAAGTAAAAGACGCCTCACACTCCTGGTATGTGAGAGGCGCCCAACCAGCCTGATCCACGTAGCCATAATCGTGGGCGACGGCTAAAATTCGAGGCACTATTGCATGATAAAACTCGGGGCCATGCAAATAGCTCTCACGTATGGCATTAGACATCGACTGGGCAGCTTGCGACTGTTCACTCACCTTTGAGGAGGAAACATAAACAGTAAGCATCTTTGATATAGATGCAGGGTCCAGTCGAGCCTTCCAACGGCCAACGTTCTCATCAAACCAAAACGTACGTTTCAATATGCTGGCATCAGATAAGGGAGTGGATTTCTCCTCAAGAGTCTTATCGACGTTCGTATAAGTAATGCCGAAAAGCTGAAAACCATCATAAATAGCCTTCCAGGGCAAAACATCTCTATCAAAACCACGCAGATTGTCATCTCCCATAACGTAAAGGGAAACCAAACTTCGAAACGCGGGCAGAGGCCTAATACGATCAACATTGTACATAATATACGCACATCTATGGATAATTGAATTCAAAAAACAATTAAAGAGAAGCGTAGTAAGCAAACCTGAACCTAGCGTAAAGGCCAACGCTACAAGATCATTGTTTATTATGCGCAGAGTCTGATAACAGGACTCGACCGCCATCGCAACCATCAGACACATCTCTTCTGATGCTTCGGCACGCCTAAACAGCTGGTAAACCAACGTACGAATCGCATACGCACAATCAGAACCCTGCCGAATATCGTAAAACTTGGCGTCACCTTGTCCAATGAGACCACGCCGCTTAAGATCCTCCACTAAGTCATCAACAACTGGGCCAGCCATATTATAACCCATCATAACTTCAAAGAACCTTGCATTGTTGCGAACAAAAACATCAAGCGGTCCAAG